ACCATATACAATGAAATCATGAGTATAAAATGCTTGTGATTTTTTGTTTGAAAGGAGGGTGGAAATTGCCTAGAGATGGAACTAAAAATTTAACTCCTATGAGCAAACGAAGTTTGGAGGAACAGAAAGAACTCCAAAGAAAAGGAGGCAAAGCATCTGGCATAGCAAGAAGAAAAAAAGCTGATCTAAAAAAAGCATTTGAAACCCTCTTATCTTTGGATGTAACGGATAGTAAAATAAAGAAACAACTTGAGGAGATGGGCATGGCTGGCAACAATGAGGCTTTGCTAGCCTTTGCTACATTCCAGCAGGCTGTAAAGGGCAATCAGAAAGCGACCGAGAACATAATCAAGTTGACCAATACCAAAGATAAATACGATATACAAGAGCAGAAAGAACGTATTAGAGCGCTCAAGCATGATAATAGAGAGCGTGAGGAAGCTGAAAAGGGTTTGGCTGAAATGATCCATATTGTCGATGAGTGGCTAGATGAAGTAAAGGGGGCGACAGATGACCTTTAAAGTGCAAGAGAATGTTAACCCTCATTTCAAATCTGTTTGGATTTCTAATTTGCCTTACAATGTTTTGAAAGGCGGGCGTAACTCTTTTAAATCATCGGTTATTGTACTCAAACTAGCATATATGATGATAAGGTATATCATCGCTGGAGAGGTGGCCAATATCGTTGTTATCCGTAAGGTGGCTAACACAATCCGAGATAGTGTTTTCAATAAAGTTTGGTGGGCTTTGAGCTTGTTTGGCATTGATAGACAGTTTAGTAAAACGGTAAGCCCGTTTAAAATCGTACACAAAAGGACAGGTTCAACATTTTACTTTTATGGTCAGGATGACTTTCAAAAGCTGAAATCAAATGATATTGGTAACATTATAGCGGTTTGGTATGAAGAGGCCGCTGAATTTAGTAATCAAGAGGATTTTGACCAATCAAACGTGACGTTCATGAGGCAGAAACACCCGCGCGCCAAGTTTGTACAATTCTTTTGGAGTTACAACCCACCTAGAAATCCATATAGTTGGATTAATGAATGGTTTGAGAGCATCAAAACAAATAAGAACTATTTAGCTCACTCAAGCACCTATCTTGATGATGAACTCGGATTCGTTACTGAGCAGATGCTAGAAGATATAGAGCGTATCAAAGAGAATGACTACGATTATTACAGATACTTATATCTAGGTGAGGCAGTGGGACTAGGTAACAACGTGTATAACATGAGTATGTTTCATGCTATTGATGCTTTGCCTAGCGATGACAGACTTATTGGTATATCATTTGCGCTGGACGGTGGGCATCAGCAATCAGCGACCGCTTGTTGTGCTTTTGGTATCACAGCCAAAGGTAAGGTTATCTTACTTGATACCTGGTATTATTCACCTGCTGGCCAAGTAGTCAAAAAAGCACCTAGTCAGCTCTCTAAAGAGATATATGCTTATATGCGATCAGTTATTGAGAAGTACAGAGTACAAGCCTTGCAATACACAATAGATAGTGCCGAGGGAGCATTGAGAAACCAGATGTTTCTTGACTTTGGTTTGAAATGGCATCCAGTCGCTAAGCTTAGAAAAGTGACTATGATTGACAGCTTTCAATCTTTGCTTGCTCAAGGTCGCTTTTACTATCTCAATACAGAGAATAACAAGATATTTATTGAAGAACACAAGATGTATCGCTGGGATGAAAAGACTATCAAATCTGACAATCCTAGCGTTATCAAAGAAGATGACCATACATGCGATACCTCACAATATTTTGTCTTAGACAATGCGAAATTGTTAGGCTTGCGTGTTGGTAATGTATAGAGGAGGGCAATCATGAGCCTATTTCAGAAAGTAAAAGACTTTTTTAGTCGAGGGAGGTATAACATGCAGACATCAAACCTTAATAGTATTTTGGAACATCCAAAAATTGCAGTGACTCAAGAGGAGTATGACCGGATCAAGAGAAATCTAGTCTACTATCAATCAAAATGGGATGATGTTCAGTACAAGAACACAGATGGAGATATCCAATCCCGCCCAATGAATCACTTGCCGATTGCAAGAACAGCATCGAAGAAGATTGCTAGTTTGGTTTACAATGAACAAGCGACTATTACGGCAAAAGATAGCACTCTGAGCAAGTTTTTAGATGATATGCTAATCAACGATAGATTTAACAAAAACTTCGAGAGGTATTTAGAGAGTGCATTGGCACTTGGTGGCCTAGCTATGCGGCCTTACGTTGATGGCGACAAGATCCGTGTGGCATTTATTCAAGCTCCTGTATTCTTTCCACTAGAAAGCAACACACAAGACGTTTCTAGTGCTGCAATACTTACTAAGACTATTAAATCTGAAGGGCGTAAGAACGTTTATTATACACTTGTTGAGTTTCACGAGTGGGTGACAGCAGACGGACAAGAAACAGGTAGTACAAACGATAAGAAGTATTATCGCATTACAAATGAGCTGTATAGATCGGATGTGAATGATGTGCTAGGTCAACGTGTGAACTTAAGTGAACTAGACAAGTACAAAAATTTAGAACCTGTAACAGTCTTTGAAAACCTATCAAGACCTCTATTTACTTATCTAAAAACTCCAGGCATGAACAACAAGGACATCAACAGCCCCCTTGGATTATCAATCTTTGATAACGCAAAAACAACTATTGATTTCATCAATCGCTCTTATGATGAATTTATGTGGGAAGTAAAGATGGGGCAAAGGCGCGTGATTGTCCCAGAACATCTAACGCAAAGACAACATCAACGCTCAGATGGAACAATAGATTTTAGACCACGTTTTGATGTTGAACAGAATGTTTATATGCAGATTGGCGGATCTAGCATGGATGCTGGAGGTATTACAGATCTTACCTCACCAATTCGAGCAGATGATTATATCCTTGCTATTTCTGAGGGATTGAAACTCTTTGAAATGCAAATAGGGGTATCAAGTGGTATGTTTACCTTTGATGGGCAAGGAGTAAAGACAGCAACAGAAATTGTCAGTGAGAACTCAGACACTTATCAGATGCGAAATAGCATTGTTGCACTTGTTGAACAAGCTATCAAAGAGCTTTGTGTCTCTATGTGTGAGTTAGGTAAGGCGGTGGGGGTTTACAGTGGAGAAATCCCAGAACTGGAAGATATTTCTGTAAACTTAGATGATGGAGTATTCACAGACCGTCATGCCGAGCTTGATTATTGGGCTAAAATGGTAGCAGCAGGATTCTCAACCAAGAAACGGGCAATCGGTAAGACATTGAATATTTCTGATGTCGAGGCAGAAAAAGAACTCAATGCTATCAATAATGAGTTACCACCCATGAACGATGCTGAACTTGCTATTTATGGCATGCATGACCAAAACGAGGAGGAAGAAGATGACAAAGTATAAGAAAAAACCAGTTGTAATTGAGGCGATTAGGTTTATTGGGTCAAACTATGAAGAAATCAGAGAGTTTATTGGTCAAAACACCTTGTGCTCTGATTTAAGTATTGTAATTTCAACGCTTGAGGGAGATATGGTAGCTCAAAAGGGGGATTATATCATTAAAGGTGTGCAAGGTGAATTTTATCCATGCAAGCCAGATATTTTTGAAGAAACCTATGAGGTAGTTAGCGAGGCTTGATTATGAGCAATAAAAAGAAACAACTCACAATCAATGACCAACAGTTTTCTTTGCAGATGCAAGGCGTGACTGATATATACGCTAAAATGCAAATAGACCTTTTTGACCGTATGATTAAACGCCTAAAAGAGCGTGGGAGTGTTGACTTAATGAGAACCCCATATATCTGGCAGTTAGAAAAGCTGAGCGATATGCACTTGTTAAACGATGCAAATCTAAAGCTTATTTCAGAGCGTACAAACATAGCTGAGCGACTTTTGAGAGATGTTATCGAAAACGAGGGTCTGAAAGTCTATCAAGACACTAAACAACAACTTGAAGAAGACCTTGGAAAGCCCTCAAGTGGTCATATCAAAAATGGGGTTACAGATAGCCTAGAGGCGTACACAAGGCAAGCGGTAAGCGACCTAAACCTTATCAACACAACTTTGCCAGAGAGCTTACAAGCCGTGTATAAGTCAGTTGTCGAGGAAACAGTTGCCCAAGTGGTATCTGGTACGAAAACAAGCGACCAAGCCTTACATGATACCATCATGGGCTGGCAGAAGCGAGGCTTTACAGGTTTTGTGGACAAAGGAGGGAGAGAGTGGCGAGCTGATGCGTATGCTAGAGCAATCATCAAGACAACGACATATAGAGTGTATAATGAAATGCGTATCACGCCAGCTGAAGAGCTAGGAATCGATACCTTTTATTACTCCATGAAAGCAACGGCAAGACCAGCATGCAGCCCCTTACAAGGGCAGATAGTAACCAAAGGGCAAGCTAGAGAAGAAAATGGTATTACAGTCTATTCTTTGCTTGATTATGGTTATGGAACGGCTGGAGGATGCCTTGGAATCCATTGTGGGCATTACTTAACGCCTTTTGTCATTGGAGTCAACGAGTTACCAAACTTACCAAGTTATCTGAAAGACCTGACACCAGAGCAAGCAGAGGATAATGCACGGATAGAAGCTAAACAAAGAAGTTTAGAACGTATTATCAAGAACCACAAAGAGCGGTTGCATTATGCCAAAACAATGCAGGATGAAAAGATGATTGAGGCTGAACGGCTGAAAGTGAGAGCATACCAAGTGAAGATCAATACGCTTGTCTTACAACATGATTTTCTGCATCGAGATTATAGACGGGAAAAACTATATTAAAAGAGAGGGTTTTGCTAAGAGCAAGCCCTTTTTTTGCGCCTAAAACCGTAAAAAATCCCATTCCATCCAAAGTAAACTGAAATAGTAAATAATATTTTGCTTGAGGTGGGAGTTGTCCACCTAAAAAAGAACTAGGAGGGTACAAATGGCATTTACAACTGAAGAACTACTCAATCTTGGATTGACTGAAGAACAGGCTAAGTCAGTTTTTGCTTTGCGAGGAAAAGAGCTGAATGAGGACAAATCAGCCTTAGAAACTATCACACAAGAGCGAGATAGTCTCAAAACACAGTTGCAAAAGGCAGAGGAGCAAGTCGAACACTTGAAATCGCTTGAAGGTATCAGCGCTAAACAAAAAGAGGCGATTGATGAATTACAAGCTGAATATGACAAGTATAAAAATGAAGCTGCCGCTGAACTTGCGCAAACTAAAAAGGTTAGTGCTATCAATCTAGCTTTGAAAGATACAAATGCTTTCAATCCAGACAAATTGATGAAATTCATTGATGTTGATGCTATCCAGTTAGACGAAAACGGGAAACCTCAGATTGATGAAGTAATCAACGGTTTAAAAGAAAGCGATCCATATCTATTCAAAAGTGAAGAAAGTAAGCCTAGCCCAAATATTTTACCTCAAGGTAATCCAGCGGGTGAGGGAGCAGGTGAAGTCGACCCATTCCAAGCGATTATTGACGGGTATGGCAAATAACAGAAAGGAGATTACAAATGCCAAGTAATCAAAACAACGCAGTGCGCCGCTATGAGAAACAATATGCGGGCATTCTTGAGACAGTTTTTGGAGTGCGGGCAGCATTCTCAAACGCTCTAGCACCTATTCAGATTTTGGATGGGGTACAAGAAAACTCTAAGGCTTTCTCAGTCAAAACAAACAACACACCAGTCGTAATTGGAGAGTACAAGACAGGCGCAAACGATGGTGACTTTGGCGATAATACAGGCGCTCAGTCACGCTTTGGTGATTTGACAGAAGTTAAGTATGACAATACAGATGTCGACTATGACTATACCCTAACAATTCATGAGGGACTTGACCGTTACACAGTAAACAATGATCTTAATGCTGCTGTTGCCGACCGCTTGAAGTTGCAATCAGAGGCACAAACTCGAACAATGAACAAGCGAATTGGTAAATACTTGTCAGACAACGCTGCTAAATCTGAAGCTCTTGCTGATTTCACAGATGACAAAGTAAAAGCTTTGTTCAATAAGTTGTCAGCTTATTACACAAACAACGAAGTTACAGCACCGGTTACTGTTTACTTACGTTCAGAACTTTACAACGCCATCGTAGATATGGCCTCAGTTACAAGTGCTAAAGGGGCAACCATCTCCCTTGATGAAAATGGACTGCCAAAATACAAGGGCTTTACCTTGGAAGAAACGCCAGCACAATACTTTGAAACCGGTGTTGTCGCTATCTTCTCACCAAACGGTATTATCATTCCGTTTATTGGTATCTCAACAGCCCGTGTTATCGAAGCTGAAAACTTTGACGGTGTGAAATTGCAAGCTGCTGCTAAGGGTGGTACTTACACTCTTGATGACAACAAGAAAGCAATTTACAAAGTTACAGGAACTATTGTATAGGAGGTAGAACATGGCACTTTATCGAGCAACAAAAAACCTTGTCTTTGAACAGCTCAACAAAGATGTGATCGTTGGTGACATTATTGAGCTTGAAGAAGATTACGCCAAAGAAGTCAACAAGAAACTAAAAAATGCTTTTCCAGATGTGAAAAATGTTTTGGAACTTGTTGACAAAAATGGAACGCTAGAACCAGAAGAAGATGCCCCATCAGTAGATGATGTATCTCAAGCAACTGTTGAAGATTAAATAAGGGGTGGCAACACCCTTTGTTTTTAAGGGAGGTTACGCATGACTTATTTAACACAAGATGAATTTACTAAGCTGGGTTTTGATGAAGTAACAGACTTTGAAAAATTGGCAAACAGGGCAAAGATAGCGATTGACCTATACACTAACGGTTTTTATCAGAAAGGCATTGACTTTGAAAAAGAAATTGCCTATCGGAAAAATGCTGTTAAGCTTGCTATGGCTTTCCAAATCGCTTATCTCGATTCATCTGGCATTATGTCTGCTGATGATAAACAACTAGCTAGTAGTGTTTCTATCGGACGTACATCAATCTCTTATAGCACCTCACAAAGCACATCAGCAGGTCAGCAATTTAATTTGTCTATGGATGCTGAAAATGCTTTGAGACAAGCTGGCTTTAGCCTAGTTGTTGGGGTTGCCTATGATCGATAAGCGACTATTAAAAGGGATTGACAAGCGTTTGTTAAAGGATGTCCTGACCATCAAGAAAGTGACTGACAAAAACGATTATGGGGATGAAGTATATTCAGAACCGTTGACTATTAAAAATGTACGTTTTGATAGATCAGTGGGGTCATCTGGTAATCGTAACTCAAAATCTGGTACAGGGAATTCAAAATCAAGACAAAAACAAGGGGTTATATACCTCTATCCCTCGCTATCTTTTGTGACAGTTGATAACAGTTGGATGGGTGCAAAAGTAAACGATGGGATAGGAGATTACACAATTAATGGATTTCAAACTAACTATTATGATGGTGAGATATTCAGTCAAGAAATTGAGGTGATCTAATGAGTATTGCCATTAAAGTTGACTTGCAGAAAGCTAAGCATAAACTTTCGAGAGAATCCATGACAAGAGGAAAGATTGCAGTCGCTAGCCAAATCTTGCTAGACGATGAGCAATATATTCCCTTGAGAGGGGGAGCTTTAAGAGCCTCTGGTCGAATCATTGGACAAGGTGATGCTGTTGTTTATGGCACAGTTTACGCTAGGGCACAATTTTACGGTTCAAACGGCATTGTCACCTTTAGGAGATATACCACTCCGGGAACTGGCAAACGATGGGATCAAGTTGCTACTAGCAAGCATGCTGAAGAATGGGCTAGAGCTTTTGTGAAAGGAATGGGGCTTTGATGCGAGAAAATGACTTTCAAAATGTACTTTTAAAGCATATCAAGACTTTAAATTTACCAGTTGAACCACGCTTTGATTATTTTGAGGATGACAAAGATGATCTGGTTATCAATCAGATACCAGGCGGAAAAGTGGACAGAGAGTATATGGATGGCACACAAGAAGTTTCTTTGCCGTTTGAAATTGCTGTAAAGGCAAAAAAGAACTCAGTAGCCAATGACACCATCTGGTTAGTAACCTCAGAACTATCAAAGATAGACTTAGTTTTGCTAAGTGACAATAATTCTTATGAATATATGGGAATGGATGTCAGCCGGCCTGCCATGAAAGGCAAGGACGAGCAAGGATATTATTATTACACAATAGAAATTGTGGCGAAAATCGTAATAGAGAGGGAAAAACAATGACAAGACAAAAAAACGCCCTACGTGGCCATTTTGTAGCTCCGTACAATAACGGAACAGAGCCAACAGATGATAAATGGTTAGAACTTGCAAAATGGATCTCAGACGTATCAGATGATACAGACGAAAAAACAGATGATCAAGCATACTATGACGGCGATGGAGTTGAAGAAACAACTGTTGTAAGCGTAAAAGGTGCTTATACCTTTGAAGGAACTTATGATCCAGAAGATAAGGCACAGGCTCTTATTGCTAGTATGAAGTACAAGACAGGGGATGACCGTAAGCTATGGCACAAAGTTGTATCTTCTGACAAGAAAAAACAATGGGTTGGAGCTGCAACCGCAACTGAAATCAAGGCCGGTTCTGGCGCTGCCTCTGACTATGAGGCGTTCGGATGTAAGCTTTCTTATAACTCAACGCCAAAAGAAACTGGCATTAGCTAATAGCTTTTGATAAGGGCGGGCATTGAGCCTTGCCCTTTTTTTACAAGATAAAGGAGTAGAAACATGACAGATATTCAGATTGAACTAAAACGTACAGGATTTCCAGTAAAAATCGGAGAAGTAGAGCTATGGTTTGATACAAGTCAAGAGAGCTTAATGCGCTTTTATGATATGGAAGAAGAATTACAACGTCGTCTGGTTCAATACGAGTTGGATGTGGTAACTGCAAATATCAACAACAAAATTGAGCGTGATGGAGTAACTAAAGAAGTAGTTGCTGGGGCTATTGAACTTGAGAAGAAAGAACTTGAGATTCAATATGATCTTATTTTTGGCGATGGTACATTTGACAAGTTGTATTCTGTATATCCAGATTATAACGCCCTAAAAAACGCTCTAGAACAGACTGCAATCATGTTGCATGACAAGTTGGAAGAAGTTGCTGAGCAACACAAAACGGTAGTGAAAGAGCGTGCTAGTCACTATTTAAACAAGGGCAAAATCACTCCAATCAAGAACAATAAGAAACGCAAAAAGAACAAAAAGAAATAGCGGGTAAAAAATATGTCTATGAAATTAAATGATGCTTTAATCACAAATTTTTCTATTGCTGATAAGGAGTATGACATAGACTTGTCTTTTAATAAGGTTCTTGATGTCTTTGAAATCTTGAAAGAGGAGGAAATGACGCATCTAGAACAAGCTCAGTTGATTGTCCATTTGCTGACTGGCCAAGAATTATACAACATCAAAGAGGTTGTGGATTGTTGGATTTACATAAAAGAGCATTTTTTAGAAATCGAAAAAGAAACGGTTCAGTATGATTTGTTAGGTAATCCAATGCCAAAGGCAAAAGATGAAGAAGAACAAGAAAAATTGATTGATTTTGAACAAGATGCAGAATACATTTACGCTAGTTTTTTACAGGCTTATGGCATCAACCTCTTAAAGTCTCAAAATAAGTTGACATGGACAGAATTTAAAGCGCTTTTGAACGCATTGCCAGATAACACAATCATGCAACAGATTATAGAAATCCGTGCCTGGAAACCAGAATATGGCGGAGATAAGAATAAAATGCGCAAATTACAAGCTAAATATAGTTTAGGAAAGGAGGGAGAAGATAATGGCTGATGGAAAAGTTACCATCGTTGTAGACGTTGATGGCAATAAAGTCAAGGTTCTAAACGATGAGTTAGATAAAACGGCACAGAAAGGTGACAGAGGGGGTAGCTCCCTAAAGAAATTTGCGGTAGGTAGTGCAGTTTTCCAGCTTGCCGCTAAAGGTGCTGAACTTTTGGGAGAGGCTTTAGGAGGCGCTATTCAGCGTTTTGATACCCTTGAAAGTTATCCAAGAGTGATGCAAGCGATGGGGCATAGTACAGAAGATGTCACGCGCTCAACCAAGAAACTTGCTAATGGGATTGAGGGCTTGCCTACTACTTTAAATGAAGTGGTAGGTACAGCTCAACGCCTTACCTCGATTACTGGCGATATAAACAAATCAACAGATTTAACACTTGCTCTTAATAATGCATTTCTTGCTTCAGGATCATCTAGCGCGGATGCAAGCCGTGGTTTGCAACAGTTTAGTCAGATGCTATCAGCTGGTAAGGTTGATATGCAATCCTGGAAAACATTGCAAGAAACAATGCCTTATGCTTTGCAAAAGACTGCTGAATCATTCGGTTTCGCTGGCCAATCTGCTCAGAATGATTTCTATTCTGCATTAAAAGAGGGGCGTATCACTTTCGACCAATTTTCAAGCAAATTGATTGAGTTAAATGGTGGTGTTGGTGGTTTCGCCGAGCTTGCGAAATCTAATAGTAAAGGAATTCAGACCTCTTTCGGAAACTTAAAAAATGCAATCGTTAAAGGTGTTGCTAACACTATCAAGGCACTTGACGACTTGACACAAGCAGCAACAGGCAAGTCCATCGCTGAGAACTTTGATGCGCTAAAAGTGATTATCAATGCTGCTTTTGGTGTGATTGTCAATGTTATTAAGGCTAGTACGCCTGTTTTTCAGACTTTATTTAGTATTTTGGGTACTGGAATTTCTGTAATCTCATCTTTGACACCAGTTATTATTAGTTTGGTTTCTGCTTTGGTGGCTATGCGTGCTGCTAACGAAGCTATAACTGCGACAAAAAACTTAATTAATTCCTGGCAAACATTCAAAACAACAGCTGCAGGGGCAATACAGATTATTAATTTAATCACTGCCGCGCAAGCAACTTGTGGGACAGTCACGAAAGCTCAAATGGTGGCCAATCTGGCAAACAATGGAGCGCTAACAGCATCTACTGTTCTTTATGGTGTTTTAACTGGTGCTATTAGCTTACAAACTGCTGCTACTATTGCTGCGACCGCTGCAACAACAGCGTTTAAAGCAGCGCTGACAGCTTTAACTGGTCCGATTGGTTGGATTGTTGCTGGTGTAGGTCTTGCTGTTGGTGCATTGGTAGGATTGTGGCAATGGCTGACTGCCGAAAGTGAAGAAACAAAACGCCTTAAATCGGAACAAGAGGAGCTAGTCAAGAGCACGGATCAATTAACAGATTCTGTTAAACAAAGCGCAAAAGAGCGCCAGAAAAATCTTGAGTCTGTAAAAGGTAATACAGAATCTTACCAAAAACTAGCTGATGAAATTGTTCAGCTCTCCCAAAAAACCAATAAAACTGCAGCAGATAAGAAAAATCTCAAGAAAAAGATTGATGCTTTGAATGCCTCTGTTAGTGGATTGAATTTAGCTTATGATAAGAACTCTGATTCTTTGTCTCACAACAGTGATCAAATCAAAGCTCGAATCTCGGCGATGGAGGCAGAATCGACATGGGAGGCATCCCAAAAGAATCTGCTTGATATCGAACAAAAGCGTGCTGAAATCGGTGAACAACTGAAGCAGATCGCAGAACAACGGAATAAATGGAATGAAGAATCCAATGTTAGCGATAGTGTTCGTAAAGAGAAATTGCAAGAACTCAACGACAAAGAAACTGAGCTAAAAAATACTCAGACAGAATTGCAAACTGAGTACGAAAAAACATCTCAAGTTCAACAGGCAGCATCTGAAGCTATGGCTGCCGCTGCTGAAAGTGGGTCAAATAGACAAGTTGTAGCATACGAAAATATGTCAAAGGCTCAACAAAAGGTTATTGATGACATGCGTACTAAATACAATGAATTACTTGAGACAACTACGAACATGTTTGATCAGATACAAATGAAGTCAGCTATCAGTGTTGATGAAATGATTGCAAACCTCCAAAAAAACCAAGAAGCGGTCAATAATTGGGCTACTAACCTCAACACTTTGGCTGAACGTGGAGTAAACGAGGGGATTTTGGCCAAATTGCAACAGATGGGGCCTCAAGGAGGTTTGTATGTTCAAGAACTTGTTAATGCCTCAGACGAAAAGTTAGCAACTTTGAACGAAGTCTTTGCTCAAGGAGGTGAGTCAGCTATGAATGGTTTGACTGCTGGTATGGATACTGGTGCTTTGGGTATCACAGACAAGATCAAGGGCATTGTACAAAGTCAAGTATCGAGTTTGCAAGAAGAAATTGCAGCTGCTGACTTTTCTAGTTTGGGGCAAGAAATCCCCAACGGGGTCAGTCAAGGGATAGAACAAGGAGCTTCTACCGCTGGAGAATCTTCTAAAAACATGGCCAATGATATAAAAGAATCCTTTACAAGCGAAATGGATATTAATTCCCCATCTCGTGTTTTCAACGAGTACGGAGGTTTTATCACTACTGGGTTAGCTGAAGGGATTGATAACGGTGCATCTCAACCGACAAATTCAGCGACAACATTATCAACTCAAATCAAAGAACCGTTTAATAACCTACCGTCAGATTTCACATATGCAGGTGAAATGGCCATGGCTGGTTTAAATACCGGATTGAATAATGGTGCTGGATCTGTACTATCAACAGCAAACTCAATTGCTGAAAGGGTAAAAGCGACTATCAAGAGTGCTCTAGATATTCACTCACCATCTAGGGTCATGCGTGATGAAGTCGGTCGATTTATTCCTCAAGGTATTGCTGTTGGTATTGAAGCAGATGCTGGAGTTGTTAAAAAATCCATGTTGCGATTAAAAGACAGCATGATGATTGATGCCAGACCAGAAATTGCACTTGGTTTAAACAAGAAACTAGGTGCTCAAGTGACTGTTAAGCAAAGTAGTAAGCAGACAATAGCTGAGAAAATCAAGATTACTATGGACAAGTCTAGCGAATTGCTAGAGAAAGCCTTAGATGTGGCTGAGACAGCTGTTAGACGACCAAGCGAAATGTACTTAAACGATGGCACTTTAGTCGCTAAAACAGGGGATAAATTCGCTAGATATCAATCAGAACAACTAAGACGAGATAACAGAATGAGGGGTATTTTAACATGACAAAGTTAATGACCTTTAACGGCATTGATATGTCTAAATTCTTTCGTATAACCGATATTATCCGCCCGATTGGTAACAAGAGGAGCGTGTCAACCGATAACGCCCCTCTTTTGGGCGTAAATATACAACAGGTAAAGATTGGCGAAAAAGAGCATACTATTAAGTTTACAATGTTTGCAGAAAATCCTATCGCTATGGAAAGCCTCAAGCATGAACTTGCCGGTGTCTTGAAAGTAACTGAGCCGGTTAAAATCACTTATGGAGATGAGCCGGATAAGTATTATCTAGGTATGCCGGTTGATGATGTTACGCCGGATAATGTCGCTAGATGGATGCAAAAATCAGAAATTAAAATCATGATTCCGGATGGCGTGGCACACAGTACGGTTTATAAAAACTATAATAGTGACTCAAACGCTCAAGTAACAGCGGATAAAATGATTTTTGACCTCAAAAACAATGGTACAGTTGAGGCTTTCCCGATTATCAGAGTCAAGCATAATGCTGAAAATGGCTATATTGGACTTGTCAATAATAATACAGCTTTCGAGATGGGAAACCGTGAGGAGGCTGATACTGGTATTGTCAAAAAATCAGAGATTTTACTAGATTATCGAGATAACAAAATATTAGAGGCTTTTAATAGAGCAGTTAAAAATAGAGCTATTACAAATGATAACCAAGAAAATGTAATAGGAGTATCAGAGCTAACCACTCTTTGGAGCAGAAACCATATCAGACTACGAGATCAAACAATTCAAGGGAGATATGGAAACTATGCAACCGGATTGTCTTGGGATATTCCAACAGATGCAGCGGGTGAAACTGGCTCACTCAATGACTATCTATTCTGTAAGCAAGTTTTTCAAGCGGATGCAGTCACTCAATATGGCTTTATTAAAATCACAGTATCAGATACCACCGGTCAATTCTTGTACGGTGTTGAAACATTCAAGCGTTCTAAAGGTCTTGAGTGCGAATTTAATATCTTTAGCTCAGACGGTAAAGGTAAGCACAATTTTTTAAAACGCCTTACATTCACAGGGGCAGCGGATAAACACTTAAATCCGTTTAGTAAAGATAGAGGCCAATTTGAAATCAAGCGTAATGATAGCACGGTACAAGTATATTATGACGGCTCACACTACAACTTTGTTATACCAGAAATCAAAGGTAAAAAGTCAGCTAAAATCCATGTCACGCTAGGAGCTTTTCACGATAGGCCTATGGTATCGAATATGTACCTAGATGAGTTGATGTTTAGAAAAGACTTTGTACCTATGATTGGTGATATTCCTAACCGTTTTACGACTGGTTCAAATGTTGTCATCAACAGCGAAGACGACACAGTCTATATTGATGATATTGCGAAAGCAAGTGAGGTTGTAAATGGTTCCCAATGGCTCTCTATCCCTCCAGGTAATTCAAAATTAGAGTTATACTTCTCTAGCTTTATCAAAAAACATCCGACAGTAACGATTGAATTTGAAGAAAGGTGGCTATAATGCTATTAACAATTCATGATGCAAATTTGCAAAAAGTTGCTTTTGTTGATAACGATAAGCAAAATACGCTTAATTATTACGACGATACTTGGGTAAGGGACTTACCGACAGGATCCTCAACATTTGAGTTTACAGTCTTTAAAAAAGCAATCAAATCAGATACCGCTTTATCTAAAGCTTATCAATATCTGAATGAGCGTGCTTGGGTTTCGTTTCGATACCATGGGTGCACCTATCTATTCAATGTGATGACTGTTGAGGAAAACGAGCAGACAATCAAGTGTTATTGTGAAAACCTCAATCTTGAGTTGATCAATGAAGTAGCCAATCCGTACAAAGCAGAAAGACCGATGTCATTTATTGAGTATTGCCAAGAAATGGGGCTACTTGGTTTCAGTAATCTTTCTGTTGGAATTAATGAGATCTTGGATAGAAAACGAACCCTAGAGTGGGAAGGGCAAGATACTAATTTGGCTCGTTTGCTTAGTCTAGCTCATAAATTCGATGCAGAAATCGAATTTGATACACAATTAAATGCCGATAGTTCTATCAAATCATTTAGAGTTAATGTGTATCGAGAAAATGATGATAACCACCAAGGAGTTGGGCGTGTCAGAAATGACATACAGCTAACTTATGGCAAAAATCTAACTTCTATCACCAGAAAAGTTGATAAGACAGGCATTTTCAACGCGATTAGACCCACAGGTAAAAGACGTGTTAAAAATGAAAAGGGTGAAGAAGTAGAAGAGGTAGTAACACTTCGAGAGTTGGAGCCTTGGTCTGTAATGAGGGATGGAATCCTTGAATTTTATCAACGGAATGAATCTCTATACGCCCCCATCTCTATGCAAATGTATCCATCTGTTTTTAGTCCAAATACTTTTGATGATCAATGGATACGGAAAGATTTCTCTTACGAGACAGACAATCCAAAAGAATTGCGCCGATTGGCTTACAACGAGCTAAAAAAACATTGTTACCCTGCGGTGACATATGAAGTAGATGGCTTTATTGACGTTGAGATTGGTGACACAATCAAGATTTATGACAATGGTTTTAATCCGACTCTTATGATTCAAGCACGGGTATCTGAGCAGAAAATTAGTTTTACGAACCCAGCGAGCAATAAAACCACTTTTTCTAATTTTAAGGCACTTGAGAACAAGTTATCAGATGGCATTCAAGCAGCTTTTGAGCGCTTGTTTGAGCAGTCTAAACCTTACACAATCAAGCTTTCAACTAGTAACGGTATCATATTTAAAAATAATAGCGGTGAAAGCATTATCACTCCTACGCTTTATAAAGGCGATAAGTTGATAACGGCTGGAGTCACTTGGAGATGGTCTTTAAATGGGATTGTAACAACTGGTCAGACATACGCAGCTAGAGGTAGAGATGTTTCTGGCGTAATCACATTGACTGTTGCAGCTTATATAGATAATGAAGAGCTAGCAGTTGATGAAATCACTTTGGCCAATGTATCCGATGGTAAGAATGGACCTAAAGGAGACACTGGAGCTAAAGGCGAAAAGGGAGAGCGTGGAGAACGTGGCCCTCAAGGAGAACGAGGCTTACAAGGGCTCCAAGGCTTACAAGGTCAGAAAGGAGACCAAGGCCTCCCTGGGCCTAAAGGAGCGGACGGACGCACACAGTACACGCATATAGCTTATGCCGACAATGCTACTGGTGGTGGTTTTGGCCAAACCAACGCAGATAAATCCTATATAGGTGTCTATGTTGATTTCAATGCCACCGACAGTAAAAATCCCGCTGATTATCGCTGGAATAAGTGGAAAGGTGAAGATGGTGCGCAAGGTATTCCAGGCAAACCTGGAGCAGATGGTCGTACTCCCTATTTTCATAGGGCGTGGGCAAATTCTGCTGACGGTCGTGATGGCTTTAGCACCTCAGATAGCACTAATAAGCGCTATCTAGGTACGCTGACGGATTTCACTGAGGCAGATAGTCAGGATCCTACAAGGTATAAGTGGACGGCTCTCTTTGATAATGTGAGTATTGGAGCTAAAAACTATATCAGAAACGCCTCGTTTCTCTCTGGGGAGAACAAGTGGGGCAGAGCCTCTGTAAATGGACTAGCTTATAATTTCACTCACTCTGCGTCCAATAAAGGTAAGTCAGGCTTACATATGTTTAGCGAGAATAACACTGTTATTCCTCGATGGAAAGGGGTATATCAAAAAATTCCATTTCCTCAGCCAGCAGATACTCCAGTCACTGTTTCGGCTTTGTTTGCGAAAGATGGAGCTCCTCAAGAGGCTCACATTGGAATCCATTTTATCAAAGACGGAGTTATTGCTAGACAATCATGGCTTGATATACCTGCTTCCCAAATCACTGACAAGTATCAGCGTTTTTCTCTTTCAGCAAAGCACAATATACCTTTTGATGAAATAACAGCCATGCTATATGTTGGATATGACAAGATTGTTAACCTGTATGTTACAGACGTACAACTTGAAATTGGCAATGTAATGACTGATTTTAGGTTATCAGACGAAGATATGCAAGAGTCTATAAACTCTAAAGCCGACCAGGTCCTGACTCAGGAACAACTGAACGCTCTTAATGAGAAAGCTGGAGTTATTCAAACCGAACTTAAGGCTAAGGCAAGTGCTGACACATTGGATAATTGGGTGAAAGCCTACAAGGATTTTGTTAAGTCCAATGAGGCAGCGAGAGCGCAGTCTGAGAAAGATTTAATTTCAGCTAGTCAGCGTGTATCTGAGATTGCTAAGAATTTAGGAGAATTGTCTGACCGCTGGAATTTCATTGATAGTTACATGAGCTCTAGCAATGAGGGGCTGGTTATCGGTAAGAATGATGGCTCTTCTAGTATGTTATTCAGTCCGAATGGACGGATAGCAATGTATTCAGCGGGGGTTGAGGTTATGTATATTTCTCAAGGGGTTATCCATATTGAAAATGGTATTTTCTCTAAAACCATCCAAATTGGACGGTATCGTGAGGAACAGTATCACATCAACCCAGACATGAACGTTATTCGCTATGTAGGAGGTATGTAATGGCAGAATTTTGGTCGAATAATGATAGAAGTTATTATCTCAGATTGTGGGTAGATCAAGTCTCTCAAAATGTATCTGATAATAGCAGTCAAGTCAGAGTAAGACTTGCTTTGACTAACGGCGCTCATACATTCTCAGATTATGACTGCTCTGCCTCAGTAACAGTAGATGGTCAGACCTTGAGTTGGTCAGGCCGTCCATCAATGCTGAGTCAAAATAGCTCAATTATGCTGATTGATAGGACAGTAACCATCAGACATGACAACGATGGTAAAAAATCGTTTGGTCTATCTGCTGCATTTAGTGGTGGGGGCGGATGGTCGCCAAGGACATTAACAATCGGTGGGAACTCATTCACGCTTTCAACGATACCACGGTCAAGCTCTGTAAGCGTTGGCGCTGGTACTATTGGTAGCGTTATCACCATCAACATCAACCGCCAAAATACGAGCTTCAAGCACACGGTGCGCTATTCTTGGGGCAGTAAGTCAGGGACTATTGCAAGTAATGTGGACACCTCCATAACTTGGAGCATTCCTATTGATTTCGCCAATGACATTCCTGACTCAGCAAGTGGGACAGGGACTATCTATGTTGATACCTACTCAGGTAACACTAAGACTGGCACACAGTCAACCACATTCACAGCTAGCGTACCAGCTAATGTCAAGCCCACATTTACAGGGGCATCATTATCAGACTTGAATAGTGCTGCTCAAAATATTATCCCTAACTCAAATACCTTTATCCAAATCATTTCTAACATCAAGGTAGCATTTAATGGAGCAGTTGGCTCCTACGGTTCATCCATAACTGGCTATCGTGCAGAAATCGTAGGAAAAAATCAGACTATAGATGTCAATGGTGGAAGTCTAGGCATCATGAACTATCACGGCCCTATCACCATCAGAGCAAGTGTCTCGGATAGCCGAGGCCGTTGGTCTGATACTAGGGATATTTCTGTGACTGTGCTTGAGTATTTTGCCCCAGCACTGAGTTTTAGCATAGCTAGAACAGGTTCAACCTCTAGCACTCTTACGGTAACAAGAAATGCTAAGGTAGCGCCTCTACTTATTTCAGGGAGTCAAAAGAACTCAATGAGGTTAACATTTAAAGTTGCTAGATTGGGAACTGATTCCTATCAAGTGGACAACGGTCCAGCTGGTGGCTCCTGGACAAGTATTTTTAATCTGACCAATTCAAGTGCTAATTTAGCAGGAAATTATCTAGCAAACCAGTCATGGGTTGTTATTGGTGCACTTGAGGACAAATTCACTCGTACTGAATTTTTGGTCAATGTTGCAACAGAAAGCGTGGTTTTCTCGTACGATAGGTCAGGCGTCGGTGTCAACAAAATCAGAGAGCAAGGCGCTCTTGATGTTAAGGGCGACATTTTCGCTAACAATCAGCCTATTCAACAGTATCAGCTAACTGAGAATAACGGCGCTACTCGCAAATTTAACGGAGAACTTAATGTAACCAATGCAAATATACTAGATGAGCCCGGACAATATTACATTGGCATGACAGCTAAAGGAAATCCGAACGGACAATGGGGTTATCTTTTTCATTATAGTAATTATGGAAAGAATGATGGTGGTTATAAAGAGGCTATCCAGTTATTTTACGGTAACAATGGGCAGGTTTATTTCAGACATCACAGATGGTCTACAGTTGTTGATGATTGGGAAAATTGGAAAAAGATTGATGGTATCCAAGAAACAATCAAGAGAAAAGTTGAGCTGGGCTGGTATATCAACGGAAACATTACAAGAATTGGCAACATGGTTACAATTTCAACCGAAAGAAAAATCACAAATATTAACACAGTTTCAGACTATCGAGAAGTCAAAGAAACAATACCAGTGGGCTTTAGACCAGCTCAAGAGGTTGACCTTGTTTTGCAAGGTATATCAGACTCAACAATAACAGGTACAGCTATCTTGCACCTTGCAACAGATGGTAAAATCCGTCTAACCAGCAAATCGCCAGGCAATAAATATTGGACAGGTACGATCACTTACATCACAAGCGACCCTTATCCTTAAAAACGTAAAAAATCCCTAGTATTTCAAAGATAATTAAATCAAAAGGAGGAAATATGAAACTAGAATATAGTACAAAGTCATTGGAATATGACAACAGTGGCACGGCATCAGCAACTAAGGTCACGCTAGTCAATGCTGACGGTGCTATTGTTCCAATCTTGCTACCAGCCGATAAAATCAGCCTATCAAACACAGAGCTCTTTGAGTTAGCTCTTGAGGCTCTTTATCAAGAGAATTTTCCACAACGTGCTGAAAATGAGAAATTCAGTAAGGTTGAGAAAGAACTGCTTAAAAATAAAGAGGCAGTTGATAAAACTGAGCAAGCTGCGACAGAAACAAAAGAAAATCTTGATACTGTTTCAGCTATTACAGAGGTACTAATTGCTCTAGCGGTTTCACAAAATGGTGGTATGCCTACCCACGCTTATGGCAAGGTTGCCAATTTCATTAAGCCACTAGTCAAGGGTGCTAGATACTCAAATGGCGACATCATCTCAGGCGCTTATCCATTTGATACCAATGCAAAATGGCCAAAGGGCACACAGACCATCTTTAAGTTTCAAATGCAGCAGTCTGAGGGTTATACATACAAGGATCAGAACCTTGCTGAGATGCTCCAAAAAGGCGTGCTGACAGTGGTTATGCCACGGATTGATTAGAGAGGAGAGTGTATGCAAGATTTAGTATTACATGACCTAATTGAACATCTGAAGAATCTTTCATCCAGTCCTTACATTCATATCTTTTTTTGGCTTATGATTTTAGATATCATTACAGGATATGTCAAGGCATTTAAAACCAAGCGATTTGATAGTAAGATTGGTACTATGGGATTGATTCGTCATTTCGTAGTATTCACAGTTATCTTACTTGTTGCGATGTATGCTCGCTCGCTTGGTGTTCGTCCGTTAGGAATTACCTGGACGATGTTCTTCATTGCTAACTATCTAGGCTCGGTACTTGAGAACTGGGAAGCGATTGGTTGGGCGTTCCCTGAGTTTTTAAAACCGTACATCAACCAAATTAAGAAAGACAATGCTAGAAAACTAGGTCAATTGCTAGTAAATATTGACCAGAAAGACAAATTTGACAAAAAGGAGAAATAACATGCAACAAATTACTGAAATTATCGTAGCTTCAGCTACTGGAATCTTGACTATTCTTGCTGGTATCGCAGTCAAAGCGGTTAAAAACTACCTGATCCAAAAAGGCGGAGAGAAAACAATAAAGATTGTTGAAATCCTTGCTAAGAATGCGGTCAATGCAGTGGAGCAGGTATCTGCTGAAACTGGCTACAAGGGCGAGGAGAAGCTGGAGCAAGCACGAACTAAGATTCGTGCAGAGTTGTCAAAATATAACATCAGCATGACTGACAAGGACTTAGACACATTCGTCGAGTCCGCAGTCAAGCAAATGAACGATGCGTGGAAGGAGCAGTAAACATGGCATTGAACATTGAAACAGCTATCGCTTGGATGCGTGCGCGACAAGGTCAAGTATCATACAGCATGGACGATCGTAACGGGCCTGACTCTTACGACTGTTCTAGCTCAGTCTATTACGCACTAATGAGCGCTGGAGCCGTGTCCGCCGGTTGGGCAGTCAATACAGAGTATGAGCATGACTGGTTGATTAAGAACGGATATGAACTGATTGCCGAAAATGTTGAGTGTAATGCTCAACGTGGGGATGTATTCGTTTGGGGCAGACGTGGAGCGAGCGCTGGTGCATTCGGACATACTGGAATGTTCATTGACTCAGTCAACATCATTCATTGTAATTATGCTTATAATGGTATCTCTATCAATAGTCATGATGAGCGATGGCTATATGCTGGACAACCTTATTTTTATATCTACCGTTTAACAAATCCAAACGCTCAACCCGAACCAGATAAAAAAGGCTGGCAAAAAGACAGTACTGGATACTGGTTTGCTCGTGCTAACGGTACTTATCCAAAAGCTCAATTCGAATATATCGAAGAAAATCAATCATGGTTTTATTTCGACGAGTCAGGCTATATGTACTCTGAGAAATGGCTCAAGCATACAGACGGTAAATGGTACTGGTTTGACTCTAGTGGATACATGGCCACGAGCTGGAAGAAGATCAATGGCAAATGGTATTACTTCAATCGTGATGGTTCGATGCAAACTGGCTGGATCAAGTATTACGATAATTGGTATTATTGTGATGCTACAAACGGTGATATGAAATCCGATACGTTTGTACGTTACAACGATGGCTGGTATCTACTTCTACCAGATGGGCGTATGGCTGATAAAGCAGCGTTTGTAGTTGAACCGGATGGTTTGATTACAACAAAATAAAAATAGAAAGACTTCAAAATAGATTACACTAAACCGCAGGCATAAGCTTGCGGTTTTTTGTTTTAAAAAGGGGCAAAAAAGGGGCAAAAATGTCGTAAACCTCTGTAAAATGATGTAAAAAATCAACTTTGCCCTCGGTTTAAAGCTCTAAATTTCAACGTATTGTGAAATAGTGTAAATTATCGTATCACCTATAACTGTTGTGTGCTCTTTTTT